ATATATGTTGGAAGATATTTGGCTTCCTCGTAAAGAAGGTTCTCGTGGTACAGAAGTGGAAACCTTGCAGAGTGGTCAACAATTAGGTGAATTGGATGATGTTATTTACTTTCAAAAGAAACTTTATAAAGCATTACATATTCCATTATCTCGTCTTGCAGAAGAACAAAGCGGCATTGATTTCGGTCGTTCTTCAGAGATTAGTAGAGATGAAATTAAATTTACTCGTTTTGTTGAAAGATTAAGAACACAATTTGCTAATTTGTTTTTGGATTTGTTAAGGACTCAATTGGTTTTGAAGAATATTATAAAAGATCAAGAATGGAACGAGTATAAAGAATATCTTACTGTTCATTTTAATTCAGATTCAATTTTCGTAGAGAATAAAGAAGCTGAAATTATGGATATGCGACTTAATAAATTGAATCAAGTTGACCAATATCTTGGTAAGTATTTCTCTAAAGAACATATTATGAAAAATTATCTGAAATTAAGTGAAGAAGAGATTGAAGAAATGAAGAAACAAATTAAGCAAGAAAAGAAAGATGGTGATATTGATGATGATGAAGAAGAATCTGGCGGTGGTGGATTTCCCCCATTTAAATAAATTTATTACTAATAGACTACTAAAAGGAAAAAGAAACAATGTTTGATTTTAGATCAGCAAATAAACTTAGAGATCAAGTTCGAGAAATGTTAGCCAATAACGCATTGGAAAAAATCGAGGAAATGCGTTCTGATGTTGCAAAGAATTATTTTGGAAAGGTTGACGAGGAACTTTCGGATGATGAAGAAAAAGAATTAGAAGATTTAAAAAATAAAGACGAGCTATCTGATGAAGAAAAAGAGCGTAAAAAAGAATTAGAAGCAAAGATGAAAGACGATGATGATGATTATAAAAAATATGAAGATAACAAACAAGAGGATCGTGATTTTTTAAAGGTGTAGGTGAAGCAAAATATTATAATGAAGAAAAGAATTTATATAATAAAGTTTTTAAAGCAATTGCAAAATATATGAAAGTTAAACCAGAAGATGTAGATAATCTTTCAAAAGAGAAAAAAGATAAATTTTATAGTTTGTTAGATAAATGTTGGGATGAAGATGAAAATAAAGTACCTGATTCATGCCCTATTGATAGTGTTAAGAATGAAGAAAATTTAAATGAAGGAAAATGGAAAGAAGTCAAAAAAGGACGTGAATATGAATATGTTGTTGCCGGAAGTGTTGTAGGAGAAATCTTTAAAAATGATAAAACAGGAGAATGGGTAGGTGGATTCTCAGATGATACTGGAATGGAAAAAAAAGGAAGAGTGAGAGATAAAGATTTAGAGAAAGTTAAATCAAAAGTTCAAAAAATGGTAGATCCATGAAAACGCTTATTCAAATAATAGCTGAAGCTGGTGGTCAAGGAGCAGGCATTTTAGAAGTTGACCAAACAAGTCTTAATGCTGCCCGAGAGTATGCTAAAAAGCAATTTGAAATGAATGGTAGAGATTTAGACGAAGAAATACCTGACTTTAATGAAAATTATACAAATGCTAAAAAATTGACTGCATTAGGAAGAACTAAACGCCGTGATATGCCTGTAATTAATACAGAAGATGTTAAACAATTTCAATGGCGTTTAAAGAAAGGCCGTTTGGATATTAAGAACCCTTATGCTAAAGATATAGATTTTTTAAAACAAGATCCATTTCCAGAAGGATTAACAAGAGATGATGCAAACAAATTTTTAGAAGCTGGGTTATCTAAACATGATGGATCTAAAGGCGATGATGTTGTATCAGCTTCAATGAATAAAATTCCATTTGGAGAATTAAAACCAATTCAAAAGCAAATCTATTTTGATAAATCAATAGATAATATTGCAGCGTTTGGCGTCGATGGAACTATTAGTTTTTTAAAAAATAAAAGTGTTCTTATTGCTAGTAATGATAATTTTATTATTGATGGGCACCACAGATGGTTAAGTGGTTTGCTTATTGATCCTAAGAAAATGAAATCTGATGTTTTATTAATTGATTTACCAATTAAAACATTACTTCCATTATCTCGTTCGTATGGTGATGCTATAGGAAATCAAAGGAATCAATAAAATGGAGAAACAAACAATGAAGCTTATTGTAGAATATACAGAACCAAATGTTCAAGTATTAGAAGAAGAATCTGGTCAAAAGAAATATTATATTGAAGGAGTATTCCTTCAATCAGAAATAAAAAATAAGAATAAAAGAGTATATCCACGCTCTGTAATGCAAAAAGAAGCAACCCGTTATATTAATGAATTTGTTTCTCAAGGTAGAGCGTTGGGCGAGCTTTCCCATCCTTCCAATCCACAAATTAATTTGGATAAGGTTTCTCATAAAATTGTTTCATTGAATGAAGATGATACTAATTATATAGGAAAAGCTCAATTACTTGATACACCAAATGGTAAAATTGCCCAAAACTTTATTGATAATGAAGTTAAAATTGGCGTTTCTTCAAGAGCATTGGGTTCTTTAAAACAAGAAAAAGATCGTAATGTTGTGCAAGATGATTTTCATTTAATTACAGCCGCCGATATTGTTCACGATCCTTCAGCACCGGATGCTTTTGTTGATGGAATTATGGAAGGTGTGGAATGGATTTATGAATCGGGTCAATTAAAGAAAGTGGATTTATCTCAAGATATTGAACAAACACAAAAACGTATTGATAAAGCACATAAACAATATCGTTTTGATCGCAAGAGTTTAGAAGAAGCCAAAATTAAAGCTTTTGATGAGTTTATTAATAAATTGCTAAATAATTAAAATTTATAAATATTTAATAACAAAAAATTAATTTTTTAAAGGAGAATCCGAATGCATATTGAAAAGTTTAAGTGCCCACAATGCGACGATGGTAGTGTTCTTTCTATGAATGAGGCACAAGATAAATTTACTTGTTCCAATTGCGAACACGAATTAGCTTCAGAAGAAGCTACTAATCTATTTGAAGAAGGAAAGTTGGTAGCTATTATTGATGGAGAGGAAAAAGATAAGAAAACTATGGATGAAGAAAATGAAATTCGTTTTGATGCTACTGAAGATGTTGAAGCATTATTGAAAAATGAAACCAACCTTTCTGAAGAATTCAAGGAAAAGGCCAAAACAATTCTTGAAGCGGCTGTTAATTCTCAAACGAAAAAGATTGAAGAAAAGAAAGAAGCCGAGATTGAAGAAAGGGTTGAAACAAAAGCTAATGAGATGGAAGAAGAGATTAAAAACTATCTTAGTTATATTACCGATGAGTGGAAAGAAGAAAATGGGGTTGCTCTTGATTCTTCAATCCGAAATGAAATGACTGAAAATGTTGTTTCTGATATTAAGGAAGTTCTTTCTAAGTATGGAATTCAACTTCCTGAAGAAAAACAAGATATGGTTGAAAATCTTGAAAAGAAAGTTGCGGATCTTGAAGCTAAATTGGATAATCAGATTCAAGAAAATTCAAAGCTTCATAAAGATTTACAAGAAAGAGTTCGTGAAGATGTTGTAGAAGAACAAATTACAGACCTTTCCGACTCACAAAAAGAAAAGATTCGTTCTTTGATTGAAGGGTTGAGTTTTAAAGATGATGAACAATTGAAGGAAAAGATTTCTACATTGAGAGAATCTTATTTTGATACAGGCAGTAATGAAGAACCAGAAGATGTTTATACGGAAGATAATGAACCAGAACCAAAACCAGAAAATAAAAATGATGATCCGTTTTCAACTCGCTTCCGCGACATTATGAATAGACATTAAAAATTTAACTTTTATAAATACTTACAAAACAATAATTTAATTTTTATAAGGAGCAAATTAAATGAGTCAAATTTTAACTGAAGAACAAGCTAATAGTCGTATTGAAGAAATTTTGGGTGAGGGTCCTGAGTTTAATAATGATACAATTAAAGAAAACACTCGTAAACTATTAAAGAACCAATGGATTGAATCTCGTCGTGGTTTAGATGAGGCTGGCGAAGGTACACAAACTCCTGACGTTAAGAATTGGGATCCTGTTCTTGTTAGTATGATTCGTCGCGCTATGCCAGTTCTTATTGCAAATGATTTGGTTGGTGTACAGCCAATGAGCGGTCCTTCTGGACTTATTTTCTCACTCCATGCATGGTATGGCGCTAATCCTAATGCATCTGGCGCAACTGAAATGTTTGTTAATGAACCAGATGATACCCATACTGGACCATATGCAACAAATGATGGTGAAAACTTGGGTCAAGATGATGCTGTTAATACAGCCGATTCCCCAACTTCTAGTGAAGACCCAATTTTCCAAATCAATCCTTGGCCTGAACTTAGCTTCTCCATTGATAAGAAATCTGTTGAAGCAGAAACACGCGCCTTGAAGGCCCGTTATACTAATGAGTTGGAAACTGACCTTCGCAATGTTCATGGGCTTGCTGCCGATGCTGAGATTTCTAATCTTCTTGGTTCCGAAATTGTTGCAGAAATCAACCGAGAAATTGTAAATATGCTTCATAACCAAGCCAAGCCAGGAGCACAGGGTGCTTCTACCCCTGGCGATTATGATTTGGATTCTGATGCTGATGGTCGTTGGTTTGAAGAAAAGATCAAGCATCTTATGCAACAGATTAACAAGGAATCTCACCTTATTGCCCGTCAAACTCGCCGTGGATTAGCCAATTGGGTAATGATGAGTCCTGAATTGGTTGGTGCTCTTGATATGGTTGGCTTTGTTAATACCAATGTAAGCTTTGGTGCTATTTCTAATGCCGGTGCAACTGGACCAACTTATGCGGGTGTTCTTGCTGGCCGTTATCGCGTGTATATTGATCCATATGCAACTTCCAACTATGTAATGCTTGGTTACAAAGGTGATAGTGAATATGATTCAGGTATGTATTATGCGCCTTATACGGCATTAACATGGTATCGTAGTGCTGACCCAGAATCCTTTAACCCAATCGTTGGTGTTAAAACTCGTCGTGGTCTTACTACAAATCCTTTCGTATCGGGTAACAATGGTGAGAATAGCTATTATCGTAAGTTTGCCGTAAAGAATCTTTAATAAGTTTTAAAATTAAAGAAATCT